GTTGAGGCTGTTGAGGTTGCATTTGGTTCATACCACCTTCAGCCATAGCCATGACTTCACCAAGTAGTGTCATCTCGTCTTCTGTAAGCTCACCTTCTTCAGGCACAGGTTGTCCACCTATACGTCCTTCTTGTTCCATCATAGCCATTTCTGCTTTAGCATTTGCTCTTAGATCCTCGAAGAACTTTAGACCGTAGAACTTAAGGACATCTGCAGGAACTACGTATTCTCCCTCAGATAACATAGTGGGTATATCATCTCGTACTTCTTTAGCTGTAGATCCCGGTGGTATTTCATTACCTGATACAGGATCAATTGCATCTACTTCCCCACCTAATGCATATCCCATGTTCATGTCATCTTTCATTGTCATACCACCTTGATTAAAACTACCAACACTCTTAGTAGCTGTTATTATTTTACCTTTTCTGGTAACGTTTCCTTTACCAAACACACTCTCTATTAAAGGAACATAATCTTGAGTTTTTTCGTTTCTTTGATAACCTTTTGTTGTAGCTTTTCCAACACCTGTTCCACTACCTTCGTATACAGAAAAGTGAGCTTTACCATTTGGTTTTATCGCATTCTCTGCCTGTCTCGCAATATCAATTATATTTTTATCTTCTTGTATAACATTTAGTACATTGTGAGACATAGCCATATCAGCTTTTCCATCTCTTATACTATCTACAACTTCTTTATTATGTTGAGGTGTGCGATTAAAAGGATCATACACTTTTACAGTTGCACCTTCTTTAGCAGCGTCTTCTACTAAGTTGTCAAACTTGCCACCACCAATGTCAACAATAACATCACCATCTTTTATTTCACCACGTTTTTTTAGTTCGTTGTAACCTGCAGGTTTTTTACTAACATTTATAGATGTATCTGCTGAGTCATAAAGTTGTTCTGGATATGACCATACATCTGTTTTTCTAGCACCTGCCTTTACTGCTGTCATTGCAGGTTTAGCCATTGGTGCTACTGCACCTGCTGCCTCCATAGCTGTCAGCAATCCAATCTTTTTATAGTCTGGTTCTTCTTTCTTTAGTTCTTTCCTTATTTCAACAATTGAATCAAGTGGTGTTAAACTAGTAGCACCCTCAATAGCTTTAACACTAAGTGGTTTTTTACTTCTATCAATAAATAAGTTTTTAAAGTTATCTGCTGAAGGTGCTACCCTTTGCCTTTCTTCTGGAGTCATATCAGATAAACGTTTACGATAGTTAAATGCTTCTTCTGTTTGAGAAGATAGACCACCTTCATCAAAGTGTTGACTGGGTGTCATTAAGTAATCTGCAAATCCTTTTACTTCATCAGTAAACGGTTTGGCTTTTCTTATTAGTTTATCTGTTAGAGTTTCTTCTACGTCTTCTTCGTACTGCTCTTGTTCTAGTAAAGGCTTATAACCTTTTTCTATCTGCTCTTCATCAAACATTGTGTCTGAACGCCACTTGGCATAAGCAGTAGCTTCTGATTCACTTTCAAATGTTGGTAGCTTTTCTCCTGTAATAAAGTCTCTACCTTGGTTATCTTTAAGTTTTCTAAAGACTTCATCATCAGATAACTTAGATCCATCTTCATCAACACTAGGTGCTGTAATCCATTCAGTTCCCCAAGGTATTGTTGTAGTTATTTCAGAATAACGAGTACCTTTCTCACCAGTTACATAACCTGTCTCATCAATCCAGACAGGTCTACCACGTAAAGTTTTCTCATCTGTTTTAGTTCTAGGTCTTGGTACTGGTTTAAGCATTTACTTTATCTCTTAGTTGAGTAAGTGAGCGTAAAGCACGAATCTCACCTTGGAGTCTATACAACTCCTCTAGTTCTGTTCGTTGTTCCATTTGTTTGTGAGAGAAAGCTATGCGAGAGTTTAGTTCCTCAAGCATAGCATCCCAAGTGTCTTTATTGTTTACGATTAGTTTTAGGTTCATGCAGCACCTTGCTGTCCTGTATTACCTGAAAAACCTTGCTCGTCTGGTTGTGGTGCAGTGCCTGTTCCTATATTACCACCACCTGCTCCTGAAGTATCTTGTACTCCTGTAGGTGCTCCCTGTCCTTGAGGTGATTGTACCCCTTGTTCAGTCTGTGCATCAGGATTGTCTGCTTTAAACTCTTTTAGTAACTCAGCCTGTAGTTTTGCATCAGACATAGAGTTTACCAGTTTATCAGGATCTAGATCCATACTCTTAGCAATCTCTCTGATGATATAGTCCATCTTAGAGAATGGTGCTATAGCTGGATTCTGTGTAATCTGTAAGAACTGCATTAAGCGTTGACTACGTACTTCGTTAGCCATTAGACTTTCAGTGCCTTGCGCTTTTACTTCTAAGTCACCTTTTATAGAGTCATCAAAGTCAAATTGCATGTTGAAGTTGAAGAAAGCTTTACCAAGAGGTGATAGCAAGTAATCATCCACATTTTTGACAACATTACGTATACTACCATTAGCAGCAGACATAAGCATACTGATTCCAGAAGCAGTACGGCCCACTCCTTGAACTCCTGTTTGACCATGTGCAAAAGATGGAAAACCTGTCGATTCATCTGCTAGTACCCTTGCCTTATCGAAGAGTTGCATATTTTCATTAGATACGTTCGGGAACTTAGTTCCAAAAAGAGCCTGACCAGGTGCCCCTCCCTGTCTCCTAAATACTTTTCCCGGATACACGGAGAGGTCTTGCCCTGGGACGAGATTTGTCTCGTCTACCTCTATAATAAGATTTCCTGAGAGAGCAGCGTTATCTACTGCCATTCTCATAAAGCCATTCATTAATGTTTGTGTGTCATCCATATTCTCTGCAATACCTACTCCAAAGAAAGAGTAAGGGTTTACCTCATAAGGCACTGCATAGTAAGGAAGGTAAGAAGGAGTAAATGGATTAAGAACAAGTCTTAGTACTTGACCATTACATACCCATACGTTTACTGATACCTGATCTGAATCTCTCATGTCCTTAGGAATGTCCACGCTTTGGTCTTTCAACATTTCTGTATCTATGTAACCCCAAAACTCTAGGACTTCGAATCTTTCAGTCTGGTATTCCTGTTCATCATCTTCCATAGCTTGTTCCCACCACTCTTTAGTGTAGGACTCTCCTATGGAAATAGCTGTATCTATTGAGTTAGCTCTGAAGAAAGGTCTATTCTTAAGTGCTCTAAGCTGTGTTCTAGACATCTTATGACGCTCAATGATATACTCTGCGTCATCCATGTTAGAAGCATCAGGATCAGGATAAAAGTTCCATATAGAAACTGAGGAACACTTAGGTATTGTTTTTATAATAGGTGAGTATTCACCATCTTCTGACCAATTAGGATATTCTTTGTCTACAGCAAACGGACCTTTCATAATACCAGTGCCAAACAAAGCTGTTTCAAATGCTGTGTTTCTTAGTTCTTTTCTAGCATTAGACTCTTCTAGTTGATCATGTATTTTCTTTTCCATCTTTTTAGCAGCTACCATAGCTGGATGGAAAGTAATCTGTGTAGGTGCTTCTGCTTCACCTTCTTTTAAATCTTCTTGTACAGGTGCAAGTTTTTCTTTTAGACCTGCTAATCTGTCTCTGAAGTCAATTAAAGTTTCACCAGCCTGTAGCTGTTCAACCTGACCCATAGGTGCTTGCTGCTCTTCCATTTTCTTAGCAGCGTCTTCTGTTTCTAAATGTACAGCTTCTGAAACACCCTCAGGTAAAATAGTAGGATCGATACTAATAGGAAACTTGTTAGCACCAAAGAGTACTTCTACAATCTGACCGTAAGCAGCTAGAACTTTTGTTTTTGTAACTTTAACAAATACTCTAGATTTTTCTGAAGAAGTAAAACTTACGTCTGGTCCATATAGACCTCTATAGTTTCTATAAGCTTTTATCCATCGCTGCTCTTCTCCATTTCTGGCTACCTCAGCTTTGTCATAACGTTTCTTTATGTAGCTTACAATAGACCCAACCGAAGGATCACTAAGAGATTCTTTTTCTGTATCTTCTATAAAAGATACTTCAGCATCTTCCATGTAAACTTCTTCAGCTAAGATTTCTTCTTCTGCCATTATCTGCCATCCTCATTGAAACAGTCAAACTGTAAATCATAGTATTGGTTATTTTTTATTTTATTCCAGTTAGAACTATCGACTATCTGTTGACACTGTTCTTTTGTAAACAGTTCTTTCATAACATACTGATTTCCAGTATACACCCAGTCAGTGCCGTTATTACCCCATATACTTACAACTACTACAAAAGTTTTCATTTGTTATTTTTCCAAGGTCCATTATCAAAATCGTATTGTTCTTGACACTTAGGACAACTATCAAATTTATCTGTGTTATAAATTACAGAACACTTTGGACAAGTTATTAACATCTCAGTATCCAAAAGTAGTATCACTCATTTGAAAACCAGATCTTTGAGTTTCAGGATTGTAATCAAACAAGTTACTTCTTGGTCTTGTCATAATGCCATACCTGATAGCATCATAGATGTGATCTTCAGATCTAGTATTTACATCCTCAGGATTATTTTTATCTAGAGGTAATGACGGAAGTTGAGCTATTGTGTTATAACAATTACTAAAGAAAACTATTCTAGGTTCTTCTGTGAAGTCATCTATCTGTAATCTTCTGTGCAGTTCGTTCTTACCTGATATACGAGAACCTTTTGATCTATCGGCTGGTCTAAATCGACAACCTTTTTGTATCATCTGTTCTGCTAATGAGGGTCCAGTATCTCCACGCTTATGCCAGAGAGAACTGTCGAGAACACCGTATCTTATTTTCTCATTAGACTCAAGATCTAAAATCATATCCGCTAGATCTGTAGCTAATACTTTACTTACGTATAACTCTCTATAAACAATAAGCTGTTCATCTGGAGCTACAGCAAACCATATAACTGCAGAATAAGATCCGTATCCGTAGTCTGCTGCTCTAAACCTAGGCCAGTTGTTCGGTATTTCATATGGATCTACCACATGTATTTTTCTATTGAACTCAGGGAAAGCCGCACCTTCATTAATATCCCAATCTCCCTCCAGCAACTGTCTCCGTTGGTGCTCAGGCAAAGAGAGTAGGTTGGCTTCGTACATCCCATCATCAGACAGGTAAGGATTATCAAACAAAGTCGCAGGGATAAACTTTCTCTTAAAAAGAGGCTCTCCCTCTCTAGTGTGTCCTTTAGGCCAGCAGATTATTTCACCTTCGTTATTAGTAGCCCAAAATGCTTTGTTAGGTTGACTAGGATCTATAAAATACCTTTTAACCCACATGTGGCCAGGACCACCGGGGTTACTTGTAGCTCTCATGTAGAGAGGTAAACCTGATGCTTTTGTAGTACGTAAACGTGACCTCATGTAATTCCATGCATAGTCTGTAGGCCACTGTGTTAGTTCATCAAAACCTATCCAGTTAAATGCCTGACCTTGGTATCTCATAACGTCATCGTCACGGTCAAGGTAAGACATCCAGAGAGTTGCACCACTAGGTGCTACCCAAGTCTTGTCTCTTTCCATGAACTTGATACCCGGAATAGCTCTTGGATAAAGCTGCTTGCTTACAGATATAAGTTCTCTTAATTCTTCTGTTGACCTACGCACTAGAAGCATTCTAGCGTTAGGGTTGTTTAGGTATCTGACTGGATCTGCTACTAGACTGTAGCTTTTACCACCACCTGCAGCACCACCGTACAATACTTCTTGCTCTGTAGCTGCTAGGAATGTTGTTTGAGGACCAGCATTAGGTTCAAATATAACATCTCTAGGAACTTCTTCTACTTCATTCTGTTGAGGTTTCGATGTCGCTGGGGAGGTCTGACCATCCATCTCCAAAGATTCGCTTGGTTTCTCTACCACCAAGTCTTTGCTTTTCAATCTTCTCCGCTTTCCTTTGCGCTTCTTTGTACTTCCTAGCGTAGTTGCGGTAGTTAGAGGAAGCTCTCCTACGTTTCTCTTCGATCCTGACACGTTTGTCTAACCCTACATGTGATATATATCTACCTGATTGATCTGATAACCACTTGGATACTTTTCTCAAACTATAATCCTGTAGAAATAATTTTGCTTTTTCTAAAAGTTCTAATTCTTCTGGGATGGGTATAAGTAAGTCAGGATCTTTGTCATCCTGTTTGTAGCCGAAAGGTACATGTCTTCCAACTCTGATGATAGGATACCACTCACCTTTTTCTCCTCTAAGTGGTACTTGCCAATCTACTTTGTCTGGATAGGTAGCTTCTGATGCTCTAGCCGTTTTAATCTTTGTCATCACTATCTTTAGATGGTAGGATAAACACTGGCTCTGAGGTTTTTACTTCTACCTTCTCTGTCTTTGTAAACCCTGCTCTATCTAAAAGGTCTTTAGCTGCAAGCATCTTTTCTTTTACACCCAAGTCTGTTGGATCAGCCATTACACTATACATTGTGTAAGCAGCTTTTGTAGAAGACTGGGATATAAACTTCTTAGTTAGTTCTACGATCTCATCTGTTAAAGGGGCTACAACCTGTGCTGTAGCTACACCATCAGAGTATCCTGCAAGCTTTTTAGCTTTGACAGGATCTCCTTTGGCTTCATCAAAAAGAACGTCTAAGAACTTTTGTTGTTTATCTGTTAGCTGTCTTGCCATAGATTCTTTCTCTTATCTCAGATCTACCGATCCCTAAGTCACTTAGTTCACGATCAGACAAGTTTGTTAGTGTCTGATAGTCTGATCTTCTTTGTTGTGATTCCTGTATAGCTCTGAGTATACGATTACAATATTCTTTCCACATATAAAATCTCCAGTTTGGTTTTTGTGCAAGTTGGCTAAGAATACCAACTGGAGACTAGTTTTACACATATAGTTATAACATACTATAGATAATATTGCAACCCCGTTATGTCGGCTGGTAATACTCAGCACCTGACAGAGTCACTTGAAAGTCAGAACTACTTTCTTCAAATCCTATAATCTTATCACCTGCAGCTAGTGCTAGGTATGCACCACCCTGTATTACATTTTCATTTGTACTTGCTGCTAAACTTACCTCATCTACAACACTATGATAAGTAGTTGTAGCTAGTTCATACCACTGTATACTATACTTCTTTGCACTTGTAGCACCATTTGATACATGCAAAAAGGTGATGAGTGACACATGGTTATTAGGACATGTATACACTACATCACCACTAGCACCACCTGAGGTAGCTGATAAGTTTTTCGCTTTAGTAAAGTATTTAGCTGTAGCAGGGTTTGCCATACATTGTATCCCTACCTAGTTCTCTGTCTTATCATTTTATTAATATCGTCTACTTGTTTTTGTGCTGATTTATTATCTTTACCCTTAGCTCTAGCATTAGCTATTTGTGTTCGTAGCTTTCTTGCTTTTTCTCTGAGTGCTTTTGTACTCATACCTAGGTTAGGTTTATTCTGTGGTGAGTTTGGATCAAGTAGTCTTTTATTTCTCTCCATTGTACCATTACCACGACCACCACCTGTTTTATGAGGGCTAAGAGGTCTACTTTTTACCTCTGGTCTTTTCTTTGGTTTTGGTGAAGGAAGAGGTTTCTTAAGATCCTCTGCATAAACTGCAGCCATTACTTTACCATTTTTATCTGTGTAGTAAAGTGATCCAGCCCTCTTAGCTGCTGCAATGCTTTTGTATTTACCAGCATCTTTCTGAGCTTGTTTAACTGTTTTACCCATCGCTTTTAGTTGGGCATTCATATATGTGCGAAGTGTTACCGCCATTTTATTTTCCTTTACTTATAAGTATTTTTAGGTCTAGCGATACCAGTATTAAGTTCACTAGAAGATCTAACCATACCACCTACGTTATACATAGCTACTTTTCCACCTTTAGTGTATGCTTTCTTTTTCATCATAGCACCGCCACGAGTCATGCCCTTCTTCTTCATAGCACCAC